AGATTCAGTCCGTCGACCAGCCGCAGCCCGAAGCTGACGCGCCCGCCCTGCTTGAGCGTCTTCGCGAACTTCTGCCGCTCCTTCACGGCCCACATCAGAAGCCCCGTCGCAACCATCAGGCAGCCCGCAAGCCCCGAGAGGAAGAACAGCGCGCGCAGCAGCGGATCGCCAAAGCGGCCGATGTGCAGGCCGTAGAGCACGCCGCGCGTCTCGGCCGCCGGCTTGGGCACGTCGCCGAACGCGCCGATCAATGCGCCGGTCGCGCCGTTGAACTGCATCGACGGCTGGTCGTACGACAGCTGCGGCCCCTCGGCGCGCGTGAGCGAGACCACCGCGTTGGCGTCATTGGGCTGATGCACCGTGACACGGCCCACCGCCGCGCCGCCCCAGTGCGCGGAGGCCTGCGCCATCATCGGCGCGATGGGCGCGAGCGGCACCCTGTTGCCCGAGGCCTTGATCTGGTCGCGGCCACCGCCCGGGAAGGCCTCGGAGAAAAAGGCCTGCTCGCCGCCGCGGTCCTTGTAGGCCACCTGCGGGCCCCAAGGCATGTACATGAACATCAGCGTGACGAGGCCCGTGTACGTGATCATCAGGTGATAGGGCAGTGCGAGCACGGCCGTCACGTTGTGCGCGTCGAGCCACGAGCGCTGGCCCTTCTTCGGGCGGAAGGTGAAGAAGTCCTTGAAGATTCGCTTGTGCGTGACGATGCCGCTGAAGATCGCCACCAGCATGAACATCGCGCAGAAGCCGACGATCCAGCGTGCCCACAGCGCGGGCATGTAGTGCAGGTCGAAGTGCAGCCGGTAGAAGAATTCGCCGCCGCGCGTGACGCGCGGTGCGCTGACGGCTTCGCCGGTGGCGGGGTCGAGCGAGGCGCGGTCGAAGCGGCGGCGGGGCTTCTCGCCGGGCTTGGCACCAGTAGCTGCTGCTGCGCCGGCCGGTGCGGGCGGCGCGAGGTACAGCACGTCCGTCGACGGCTGGCGCTCATCCGGCAGGTTGATGAACCAGCGCGGGCTGTCCGCGGCGCGTTGCTGCAGATAGGCCACGGCGCTCTCGACGGCCTTGACGGGCGGCACGGCGTTCTGCGCGACTGCATGCAGCTCCGGCTTCATCCAGAACGTGGTCTCGTCCTTGAAATACGAAGCCGTGCCGGCCGCGAACACCATGAACAGCACCCAGCCGACCAGCAGGCCCGACCAGGTGTGCAGCCATGCCATCGACTGGCGGAAGCCCTCCTTCATGCGGCGCCTCCGGTGGTGCGCATGAGCAGCAGCAACAGCGCGGCCAGCGGCGCCGCGACGATGACGAGGCCGGACCAGGCCCGCAGCGCGGTGCGCGCGGCAAAAACCCACATCACTGCGAACGCGAAGATGGCGAAGGAAGCGAGCGTGCCGGTCATCGCGGCTTCGCTGCGGGCCATGCCGAAGGCGGCGGGCAGGCAGAGCGCGAGCACGGCGGCGGACAGGGCGGCGATGCCGTAGCCGCCGAAGATGGCTGCTACTGCGCGAGAGGCCACGCCTAGGCGATAACGAACGCCAGCGCTCACGACACGCGCCGGACGGCGTGCGAGGTCGTTCGGAGATTCATGGAAAAGGACGGGAAAAGCCCGGGAAGATGAGAATAATACTCATCTTCCAAAAAACGGAGCCCGCATGACGGTACCCGCTCAGGCTATTTCCGCCCCCTTGTTGCTATGGCGCGGGGCCCGCAGGGCGCCAGCGCCCGTCGTTGGCGCGCCACTCGTACAGGCGTGATCCGATCTGCACGATATCGCCATTCGCGACGTTGGCAGGGAAGAGCTGGTCATACGCTCGCAGACGATAGCCTTGGAAGCTCGCCACCGCCTCGACGTAACCCTCCGCAGACACCACGCCGGCACCGACACCGATCAATGGCGCGGACTGCGGCATCAGGCCGGTGACGTTGGACACGATCGACGCAGGAGCGTCGAGCGTCGAGCCTTGCGCCATCGTCCCAGCGGCGCTGCGCAGCGCCACCAAACCTCCTGCGGCATAGGCGTTCATTTCCAGCAGACCAGAGGAGGAAGCCCGGCCTGCGCCTGCCCCCTCCAGATTGGCGTTCGCTGCCAGATAGCCCATCACTTCAACGACGAGCGCACCCGAGAACGGCTTGGCGCCGAAGGTCGAGGCCCCGAAGGTCAATGCGCCGTACATGGGACTACTCCGATGGCGATCCGGCCGTCAACAACGGCTGATCGGACTCCTGCACGGGCACCACCTGGAACGCGATGAAGTCGCACACCGGCAGCATCGGCAGGAGTTGTTCCAGAGTCGGCTCCCCGATCTGGCCCGCCGCGACCTTGTCCTGCAGCGAATAGCAGAAATCCCACACGCGCGAACGCCAGGCGCGAAAGGCACGTCCCTGCGCCTGGAAACGCGGCACTGCGGGCTCCTCGGCGTAGGTCACCGCGGTGCTGATGTCGTCATAGCCGTACGAGGCCGCAGTGAGGTCGAGGTGCTTCTGCACTCCGTCGCGCAATGCGGCGGCACGCTCCTCGGGCGTGGGCTCGCGGGGTTCGGGCTCGATGGCGACAGGCTCCTCGTCAGACGGCTGCGGCGCCGTCGGTTCCACGGGGCGTTGCGGCACCGGGATGTCCTCCTGGATCCACAGGCCGTTAGCTGCCGCGAAGTAGCGCTTTCCTTCAACTGCAGGTGGAGGCTCTGCCGCGAGGCAGTTGCCCGGGATGAGCCAGACCTCGCCCTCGTCGGCTGGCGACAAGTCGCTTTCGTCGAGCGCGACGGGGCCGGCATAGACCCGGTCCGGGCCGAATGAATAGACGGTCTTGGTTTTCATGGTCAGTACTTGATGCATGCAAGGTAGGCGCAGTTGCGCGGGCGGGCCTCAGCTCCGCCGCTGTTGTTCAGCGTGATGCCGGTGACGACGGTCTTGATGGTGATGCCGGTCGCGGCGGCATAGATTCCAATGCCCGTGCCGCTCCCTCCGATGCCCACGTTATGGGCATGATTGCCGGCACCGTCCGTCCACACTGTTTCGTGACCATCCGTGATGTTTCCGAGGGTGCCAGCAATACCGGCACCGACCCCAGACAAGTGCCCACGCGTGTGGCTGTGGCTGTGCCAGCCCTGCGTGTCTGTCCAGGCACCGTGCGCATGACCGGGATCCGCCACACCGTGCGCATGACCGGGATCGGTGATCGCATGAGCATGGCCCGGATCGGTAGTGCCATGGGTGTGCGCCAGGTTCGCACTGTCCTGGTAAGAGCCAAGCGTGCGGTCGGGATCGAAACCCCGCCCATCATCCAGCCCTCGGTCGAACACGCCGCGCCCGTCAGGCAGGTTGAAGGTGGTCGAGCCATCCCCCGAACCATAGGTGATGCCGATCTTCGCGAAGAGCCGCGCATAGGTCGTGCGCGAAACCGCCGCGCCATTGCGCTTGAGATAGCCCGCGGGCGGTGTCGCCTGCGCGAAGTAGCAGACCATGCCCGTCTGGTCGAGGCCCAACGCCTCCTGCCAGTCGGCCTTCAGTTGCTCAGTCGAGGCCGAAAGAATGGTCAGCCCGATCTGCTTCGGTCCTTCCGGAAAATCGACCTTGGCGCCGTCGTTGCTCGATGCGATGACCAGGGTGCGCGCAAGCGCCCCGCCGGTCAGCGTGGCCCGGCCGAGTTCGAACAGGCCGGTGGGGCGGCCGACCGAGTCGACCGCGTTGATCATGTAGTGGCAGGTGTCTCCCTCTGCCATGCCAGCTGCGGAGAACGGTCGATATGCATCGACGGCGCCCCCCAGTACGAAGGCTCCCAGCCCCACGGTGGTGCTGGCCTCCAGAATGCGGTCGGCTGTCTTGTGTGCCATCGCGCTATGCCGTTCAGACCGTCAGGAACGCGACTTTGGTCGACGTCTTCAGGCGGGGAACCACGCCGGCCTGGATCGGGATCACCGGTGTCAGCGCACCGTGCAGCAGCAACAGACCGTTGCCCGCGGCCGCGGTGCCGATGCCCAGGTGCGTGGCCGTACCCACAGCCGTGCCCGCCACTTCCAGGAATTCAAGCGCATTCACCAGGAATGCCTCGTTCCCGATCACCGACCAGCCGGCCGGGTTGCGTGGTACGGCGATCCGCGCGTAGCCCGGATACACGAGCTCATTGGTGCTCTGGTTTGCGCCGGCGCCGGGAGCTGCCGTGAGAAGACTGATGTAGAGATCCGTCGAGGGATTCACCGAAGCGTTGTCGGCGAGACCGGCGATGGGCGTGCCGAGAAGAATCAGCTTGATGAAGGCGTTGGCGGATGCGGATGAATATGCCATTCGGGGCTCCTGTTGAGTTGGTTATGCAAGCGAAGGATTGGCGGGCTGTTCGCCCATGAAGTCGGCCAGGTTGCAACTGGCCGGGATGTCTGCGGCATCGAGCCCGTCGATGAAGACATGGGCTGCGCGCTCGGCGGAAAAGCAGGCCTGCACGTGATCGGCGATGGCACGCGAGATGGCCTGGGCTTCGTCACGTGCGAGCGTGACGAATTCGTCAGCGGCCTTGAAGTCGACGCTGTCGAGCGCCCCGGCCTCCATGTCAGCCAGCATCTGGGCAAACGCCGCACGGTCTTCGCGGCCTGTTCGCACGCGCAGGCCGCCCGGCAGCGTCAGGCCACCGGTCTCTGCGTTCCAGCGTTGTTCGGCGAGGTCGGCCTTGAGCTGCGCTCTGCGGTCATCCGGCGTGCGCGGATCGCACCAGGCGTGCAATGACCAGTCGAAGACGTGGTGTTCGCTGGGTCGCACCGGCAGCGGTTCGGGAGCACCATCGCGAATGTACGAGCCGGGTTGTGCCGACCCCAGATAGACGGATTCGCCAGGCCCTGCCTGTGCGTGGCACCACTCGACGGTGGCCTGCGTGCCGGTGCAGCGGATCTCTCCGGTGCGGGTGTTGTAGACGGTGAAGTGAGGCATGGTTCAGCGGCGCGTGGACAGCGCGTAGATGGAAGACCCGGCTGAGCCGGCGGGAACGGGCGAACCGAGAGCAATCGAGTGCCAGCCGGGATTCAGCGACACCTGGATGCCGCCGGTCACAGTGCTGCCTGCAACGCCTGCGCCGATCCATCGCGGCGTGCCGTCGACCGAGATATTGACGAAGCTCGTCTGCATCACGAACACGGAGCCCAGGATGAATGTGTCGAGAGGCACATCGCCCGGTATGAAGTGATTGAGAGAGACGGCATTCGAAGACGAGGATGCAAAGGACGGCACGGTGACTGCCTGCCCGCGCAGGTTCAGTGTGTCGATCACGTTCACCTGGTTGATCGTCAGGCCTTCGTTCTGCAGGCTGAAGCCCGGGCCCCAGAGTCGGAACTGCCCGGTGGCGTTCTGCATCTGCAGCCCCATGCCGTTGCAGTTCAGATCGACGAAGGTGTCACCGCCGGTGTGGCGTGCAAGAATCCATCCCCAGCTGCCATCGCCGAACCATTTGTTGGCACTGCGCAGATAGCCCCAGCCGCCGACCCCGTCTCCGGAAATGTCGATCTGGCCTGCATTCACGTAGCCCAGTCGAGAAGTGATCGCCGACAACCGGTCCACATTGATTGAGCGCGCGAGGATGCTGCCGTCGACCACCAGCGTGCCATCGATGCCGACTGTTGATGCACCGGCCACCGAGCCCACCACAAATGGGTAGTTCACCTTGCCGTCAACGGCTTCCTGCGCCACGGCGAACTTGTCGACCAACACCGTCATGTTGCTCGTCTGGTTTTCGATGCCCATCGTGATGCCAGCGACCTTCTTGTCCGCAGTGACCTTCAGACTCCAACGGGCCCAGAGTTCGCCATTTTTGACGGCGCGCGTCTCTGCTTCCTGCTGAATCGACGTCTCCGCGTCGTTGACGCGCGAAAACAGCGACGAACGTTCGATGGCCGCCGCGGCTTCGGCTGAGGCGCGCGTGGTCGCCTCGTGACGAATAGCTGCTACGGCACCTCGGTCACTGGCTTCGGAGGTGAAAGGCGTGACCGGAAAACGTCCCTGCTCCACCTTCACGAACCGCACGCCAATCGCTCCGCCCGCGGCAAACCCACGCCACAGGAACACGATCCTGCCGGAGGCTGTGCTGGCCGGCGCAAGCGCCTCTACCGCGAAGTCGTTGCGGCGCAGCTGCTCGTTCATGAAGCCGTGCCGGCCGTCCTTCATGTTGCTCGTGAGCCCCAAAGAAGTACCCATTGCATCGAAGAACTCAAGCGCAAAGCCGCTGCTACCGGTGTCGCTCTCGAATACGGAGTCGCCCGAGCCGGCATACCACGTGCCAGGCTTGGCGGGAAAACTGCCGCTTGCCAATCGACCATCGGCAGGGATCGCGCTATGCAAGCGCGCAGACGTGCCCCAATCGTCCTCCACGGCCTCCCATGAGTTGCCCAGCACCTCCCACTTGTCAAGGTTGAACTCGAATCCGCCGTTGAACACCAGGTTGGCACGCACGTAGCCCACCGCACGCGCCGAGACGATGTCGATGCGCTGTGCCAACTGCTCGGCCGTATCGCTGACAACTTTCTCCACATGCGTGATTGCCGTGCCACGCTCGATGGCCTCGTCGATCAGGCGCTCACTGATGCCGGAGTTGACGTTCAGCAAATCCGCGATCTGTTCGTCAAGACCTTCCTGCAGTTCCTTGATGGCATCGTCGATCGAAGGCAAGGAAGCGAGCTGGACGTAGCCAGCATCGCTGGCGTTGCCGGCCGCATCGAACGCGGTGACCCAGTAGATGCGCGTGGCGGCCACGGGCTCGTTGCGCACAAAGTTGAGCGAGCCCGTGCGACCGATCTCGACGGCCTCGGCCAGCGTCGACCCCACCTTGACGATGTAAGCCGAGATGGGTTGCGTGGTGCCGCACGGCTGCCAGGCAAGCTCGATCTGCGCACCCCATACCTCGCCTCGCACGATCGGCTGGGCAGGCGATGCGACGTCGATGGTGGTCGAGATCGGAATGCCCCATACCCCCTGCGTATTGCCATGCTGCGCCCACACCTTCACCGTGCCCGCTGGCAGCCATCCGATGTTCGCTGTCAGGGCCTTGCCCGTCCACCGCTCCACAGCCGTCTCGAACGTCGGCCCGACGAAGATCCGCGTCGCCCCCCATTCGAGCAGATCGATACCCGCCGGGGCCGACCAGCGTGCCACCACGCCATTCGCCTCCACGGCAAGGCTCAGTCCCTCGACGTCGCCAGGCTTCACGCTGGCCCCCTGCAGCGTGTGCGTGACCATCGTCCAGTAGCTCGATGCGTAAGCTGTCATGAACCGGACGCGCACCTGGTACTCGCCGTGCACTTCGAGGCCGAGCAGGAAGGTCTCGGTGGCCGTTCCGGGAAGCGTGACGCTCTGCCAGTCGCCGACCGGCGTGGTCGTGCGCCACTGCACCTGGACGTTCCCGCCGCGGCGCACGGAGTCCTCCGCCGACGCGGACCAGCTCACGCGCGCGCGGATCACCAACGTGCCGCCCTGCTGCACCATTTGCTCCTGGCCGCTGCGCACCGTCAGGTCGAGAGGGGGCTGTGGCAGCAGGAACGGGTTCGGCAGGTTGGTGTTGGGCGATGGGTCGCGCAGCACCTCGTCTGCGGTGTCGTAGAAGGCCTCTTCATCCTCGATGACCTGGAACGACAGCGGCGAGCTCATCGAATAGGTCCAGTCCTGCACGCGGAAGGGCTTGTTGGCAAAACCGTACAGCGCACTGGTGAGCACGATGCGGTCGCCCGGCTGCAGGTGCCAGGCCAGCATCTTCGGGTGGACCTGCAGCACGAAGCCGCCGCGGCTCTGCTCCACCAGCACGCGCGCGATCTGGTGAGTGCGCGCATGAGCAGTTGTGAACGGCAGCACGAGATCGAGGAACTTGTCCTTCTGGTCGTTCTCGCGGAAGACCGCGTTCTGGTATTGCTTGAAGTCTTCCGATACGCCGTTGCGCGTGAGGTTGACGTACGTGCCCTTCGCGCCGTTGTAGCGCGCGGTGCCGGGGTTGCAGGTCTGAACCACGGTCATGGGCGCCAGCAGGTCGTCGTCGGTCAACGAAAGGACGGGCGTGGTCCATGCGCCGGCCAGGATGCGCCAGACACCGCCCGACTCGAGGCTGTAGCCCGCCATCGTGTCCTCGAGCTGCTGACGCGTGCTGTCGCGGTCCTGGTCCGAACGGAACATGCCGTCGCAGGTATAGCGCGCGACACTACCGCCGTAGTTAGGCCGGTCGGCGGCAACCGTGCTGGAGTTGTAGATGGCCGTGTCGCAGGCGTTGGCGGCAACGATCAGTGCGTTCTGGTCGATCTGGTCGTTGGAGGCCAGGTAGCCTTCTTCCGAGCGCAGAAAGTCGGCCAGGCACAGCGCAGGGTTGCGGCTGTACGCGGTCGCGCCGGTGCGCGGGTCGTAGACCTTCTTGCCCTTCACGTTCGCGGTGATGGTTGGCAGGCCGCCCTGGAAGCGCTCGACGAAAAGGTTGAGCGTGACGACGATGTACGTGTAGCCGCTGAGCTTGTGCGCTTCGGTCCACAGGCCCCTGCTCGCGGGCCACGGATCGAGGTTCGCACGCATGTACGCATCGGCCGTGTCGACGCCATTGGGCGACAGGTGGATCTGCACGTTGACACCGGGGATGCCACCACCGATCGATTCCGAATCGGTGACGATGAATTCCGGGTTCGACGAGTAGCCGTTGGCGTCGAGCGCGCCGATGGAAACACCGTCGATCTGGATGTCGGTCACGGCTTCGCAGGGGTGCGCGGCCAGGACCATGACGACGTGCTTCAGGTGGCTGTACTCGCCGCCGGTGAGCACCGCCACGACGGCACCACTGACTGGTGCAGGCTCGCCGTAGATGACCGCGTGCGGCGCATCGGACGCGATGATCGTGGTGGTGCGCTCCTTGATGTTCGCAACATCCTCGGCCAGCTTGCGAGCCGCCGCGGCCTTGGCCTGCTTCTTGGCCTGCATGTTGCCGTAGGCGCTCGACACGATGGAGAGTGCTGTCGAGACGATCATGCCGCCCACGGCAGCAGCGGCTCCTGCAGTCGCCCCTACCGCCGAGCCAATTGCAGCAAGGATCGAGGAAACGGGTTCGGCCATTGCCGCAGTGGAAGCGCCCAGCAGCGCTCCGAAAATAAAAGCGAAACGAATCAAACGCGCCATGTGGCAACCCCCGCGGTAAGTGGCAAGAACACGAGCCGATCAACCGCCGGCGCGGCGATGTGAGACCCCGTGCAGATCCCGAAGCTGTAGCCCGATACCCGGCCGACCTTGCCGCCGCTGTGGGCCAGCACCACGTCGCCGCGCTGCGCCAGAGTTCCCGGCAAGGGCGGGCCGAGCCGCGCGGTGGCGGCCGACATGAACCCACCGGCCGCACGCACCGCGCGCATTGCCGCCAGCAGGTTCTTGCTTCCGATGGGCGCATCTGCCGCCCGCAGGTCGGCGAGCGGGTCCTTGCCGGTGCGTGCGATGACCCAGTCGGCTGCGATGTGCGCGCAGTCGTGCCGGAAGTACTCGAAGGGTACGTTTCTTCGCACCGCGATGAAATCGTCTAGGTTCTGCATGCTCATTTGCCTCGTGCTCGGGCCCAGTAATTCAGTGCCATCTGCAGGTACTTGTTGACCCACACGGTTGGCGACCCGATCATGGAATTCAGGTACTCGAAGCCGCGCTCTCCAGGGTGTCTCGCCTGGTGCTGTGCATCGTTGGTGCGAAGAGACGCGGGGTTGGAACGCACGTCGTAGGACGCGGTGCGACAGTCCATCGAGATCTTCGCGGTGGGGCCGTCTCGCTCGATCTTCATCTGGTCCATCACACCCGCGAAGCGCAACACCGGCTCGCCGCTGATCTGCAGCGTGGCGGCATCGAGCAACGCTATCCACACGCGCACGCCGCGGTCCTGGTATTCGCTCGGGTCGCCCAGTGCGAGAGCGCGCGTACCGATGTCGACGGGCGACAAGGTGAGCGTCAATTTCTCGGCGGCACCGTCTTCGCTTTCGTGAAGCTCGCCGATGGAGCCGAGGTTGCCAACGCCTTGCCACGTCTCGCCCATCACCTGGAGGGTCAGGGGCCAGTTGGTGAAGCGCGCGGTACCGCTTCGCAGCTTGAGTTCGACGAGAGCCAACTGACCGTACGTCTGCGAGCGCGCGGCCGCTTGAAAGCCGGAGCTGGTCTGGATGGTCATTGTTCCCACGACTCCATCAGGTCCAGGCTGAAGCCACCTTGCGTGCGCGACTCAGAAGCCCAAGAGGTCTTGGTGTCGACCCGTCGCATGAGACAGGTCGGGCGGTCCCAGACGAGCGAGCTTCCGCCCACCACGGCCGTGCGCAGCACGGGCTCGAACTGCACCGTGATCGAGCCGGCTGCATCAGCCACCGCATCGGACTGGATGTGCAGCATCTGGCGGTGGTTCGATCCCTGGTTAACGCCGATCCAGTCACCCTGCAACAGAGTCTTGCCGGCCTCGGAAGCGCCCAGCTGGATCGTCAGTTCGGAGGCGCCGGCAGCAGCGGCCCTAGCAGTCCAGGTGCCACGTGCCGTGCCTCGCGGCACAGGCTGAAGCATGTCGTGGACGGCCAGCACGTTGACCTGGCCGCGCATCGAATGAACGAGAGAGCGCCAGGCGGCGGCATCCCGCATCAGCGGAATGCGCTCCTCGCTCACGAGCGTGCAGGTGCGGCGCGCCGGACCGAGCACAGCAACCTGCATCGCGCCCGATTCGCTGTTGCTGAAAGTCAGGTCGTAAGCCTGGAGGCCGAAGTCCTGCCGCTTGACCGGCAGATCGGGTGGAAGTGTCACGATGGTCATTGGGGAAGCACCTTCACGCGCTTGAGTTGTTCCATCTGCCCGCGGTTGTTCTCCGCGAGCAGGCGTTGCATGTCGGCCATCACCGCACCGCGATCGGAACGGGCGTCGATGTGGAAGACGTTGGAGGGCGCGAACTGGATCGTCGGCACGGCATTGCCGCCACCGCCAGGCGCACTGACCCCGAGGCGGCCGTCCGAGCCGCGGCGCAAGGGCATGATGGCTTCTGGGCCCGCCTCGCCCATGAGTCCGATGCCGTTGGCGAACGGGAAGAACGTGGGTTGGCTGACGACGCTGTTGGCGTAGGCGTGCAGGCCGGGGGAGGCGAAGACGTTGCCCTTGGCGCTGGCGAAGCCGAAGATGCCCATCACTCCGCTCAGGAGGCTGCTGAACCAGCTGCCCCCGGAGCTTCCGCCCGAGGCACCGCCAGCCGATGAAGAACCCTTGAACGCCCCCGCAAGCCAACCGGAAAACGCCTCGACGGCCGGCTTCAACGACGCGTCGTAAAGCGCATCGGCCACCGACGAGACGATCTTCTTCTTGAGAGACTCGCCCATCTTGTCAAGCGCGTTCTCCTTGCCTTCCAGCAAGTTCACGAAACCCTCGCGGAACGCACCGCCGATGTCCTCGGATATCTTGTTGGCCTTCGCTTCCCGCTTGGTCTTTTCCTTGTCGGCTGTCTCGATCCCTTCGCTGTTGCGGGTGACCTTCAGCAGTTCCTTCTCGGCCTCGATGCGCGCACCCAGCGCCTCGAGGTAGCCCGGAATCACTTGCTCGGTGTTGTCCAGATCCTGGTACTGGCGCTCCAGCTGGGCAATGTTGAGTTCCTTCAGCGCCGACTTGGTTTTTCCGTGCGCGGTGTTCTGGGCGTCCAGTGCCGTCGTCTGCTCGACCACGCCGGAGGTGGCCTTGCGCATGCTTTCGAGCAGGGCCGCCTGGCGCACTTGTTCCGGGTCGACGGATGCGCGGTCTGCGGCTTCGCCGGCCGTGGCCTGCGATTGGCTTGCTTTGTTCGCCTGGTCTTTCTGGCCATTCGAATTTTTCTGCTCCAACGTACCAGCCTTGCATCCGCAAGCCATCACGATGCTCGACGAAAGACCATCCCCTTCGGCGCGTTGAATACCATCCGAGGCAGACGCCTTCGGACGCACGGCACCTGTTGTGACCGCCCGCCTGGTGCCAACGCTAGTGCGTGTTCCGGCGCTCGGGCTATCCGCTTTCTTTCCTCCGTTGCCGGCCTCCCACTCTTCCTCGAACGCAGCCGTTTCCTTCCTGACCTTGACCGTGCTCTCCGCTTTCCCCAGTTCCACTCTCCGATTCAGTCGCTGACTCTCTTTGAGCGTTTCAAGCTTTTGACGGAGCTCCTCGGCCGACCCGTCTCTGGAAACGAGGTCCATTGGCAATCCCGATCTGCTTCTCCCCCTCGCTTCCATTTCCAGTCGACGTTCGTAGAGCTTCGCAGTCCGATCGATTTCCCGCTGAAGGCTCGTGTCTCGTCCGGTGTCGCGTACGGCGTCATCCAGACGGTTGACCTTGTCCATGGCAAAGGTCAGAGCGCGGTCCGGGAGAATCCTGTTTGCGGCCAGCTCCTGAGTGCGTTGATTCTGTTTTCTGGCAAAAGCGATCTGCGCCAGAGCGCCCGCCGCCTCCACATTGCCTTGCTTTTCGAGCTTGCCCATCGTCTGGAGCTCTTGCAGGCTCAGGTAAGGCTTACCTTCCTTGTTGAACTCGATTGATTTTTTCGTAGGCGCGTCGCGCAGGCTGTTGAATTGCTCGACGCTTTTTTCGATCGGCACCCCCGTCACCCGATTGAGCGCCATCGTGGCGGTTCCAACCTCGAGCAACGCACTGGGGCCGACCTTGCCAGACGCCACCAAGGCCGCAACGACCTCCGAAGCTTGCGCCTGCGTTCCTACCTTGCGGCTCATCTGGAATGCGTAATCCCCGAGCTCATTGGTCGTGTAGCCATAAGGATTGCCGGACTCGAGCGTGGCGTTCTTGTACCCCACGACTTCTCTACGGCCTTTGAGGTTGGCGTCACCGAAATAGGCAAGCGCATCGAGACCCTCCTTGGCCAGATTCAGTTTCTTGCCGCCGCCCCCTTCAGCCCCACCGCCAAATGAGGCGAGGCCATCTATCAAGCCTTTGACATTTTTCGCCCCTTCGAGCGCCTTGGGTGCCCCCTTGAGCATGTCCGCAAGATCCACCGTCGGAAGGGGTGCGTTTTTTTGATCGTCAGCCATGTCTGTATGGTCCGTTTGAGAGAAAGAAAAAATGAGGCCGACATCTGCCGGCCCCATGCTTCTTCGATGGCCGTAGGGGCCCGCGATGCCGCTAGACGTTCAGCACCGCGATGCCTTCGTCCTCCATCACCTGCAATTGCAGGAACACCTCGCGCTGGCGTGCGCGGGGGATGCCCAGGCGCTTCATGGCGACGTCGACGGCGCCGAAGTCGAGCCCCTGGAACCACGCGCCCGCCGCCCCTGCGACGACCCGCCACTGCGTTCGGCAGGCATGGAACACCTCGAATGCGTCCTGGTGTTCGGGCCATAGCTCGAAGGGTGGCGGGCCGCCGCCGCTGGCCGTCGAAGAGACGAGCCTGATCGGGTCGAGACCGAGCGACGCGCACTGGCTGCGGAGATCGTCGTCCAGCTCGTCGTGGACGCGATGCTCTGCTCCGAGCACAAGGCGCGCGGCGCCTCTCAGTTTTTTACTGCGGCCGGATACGCGTGTTCGAAGTAGCTGTAGGCAATGGCGGCCTCGAAGGACGGCCACTCCTCCACCGCCGCCGCGCGGTTCTCGGTGGTGCAGATGAAGGGCGCGCCGTCGTCGCCTTCCAGGTCCTTCCAGTCGGCGAGCACCATGTCGAGCAGCTCCCTGTCCGTCAAGGTTCTGGCGTCCAGGCGCGACTGCAGCGTGTCGTTGTCGGACTTGGTCAAGCGCTTGAAGACGGCGCTGAAGCGCACTTCCTCGACCTGGCCGTCACCGGGCACGCGCATCACCACAGGTGCGACGAAGGTCGGCTTGATGGCGATCTTGAGTTTCTGGGGCATCTCTGTCTGTTCCTCTTGTTGATGTACCGGCGAAGCTCAGCGCACGACGATCGACCACTCGTCGTTGCCCGCGCCGGTGGGCACGAACTCGAGCGGCACGGTGATCATCTGCACGCCATCGACATCGCTGAACGTCGGCTTGCCGATCTGCGCGTGCGGCGACAGGAACTCGACGACGTTGCTCGCACCCTGGCCATGCTTGAGCGCGAGGTTCACGCGCTGGCTGGCGCGGGCCATGCCGATCCAGTCCTTGGTCGCGATCGAGGTGTTCTCGAAGGTGACGGAGCCGGTCGAGACGCGTGCGGTGATGTCGACCGCGTCCACGGTCATCAGGTCGCGCTTGATCACGGTATTGCCGGCGTCGAAGCTGAAGGCGTTGGCGGCCACGCCGAGGCCGTCGAGCGTGAGCGTGGTGTTGGCCTTGTTCACGCCCAGCGGGTCCATGAACTTGGTGTAGTCGGCCACGGGCAGCGGCGCGTCCTCGGCGGGCACGAACAGGCCGGTGAACTCGAACTGCCACTTCGGAATGCCCTTGGCATTGATGGTCGCCTTCACGTTTCCGTGCGCGTCGGTCATCTTGTAGACGGTGCCGTCGACGTTGCCGTAGATGGTGAGCGACTCCAGCGCATCGGTGACCGGCGCGAAGGTGGTGCTGACACCCGCAGCGGTGGTCACGCCGATGGCGCAACCGCGCATCAGCGAGGCGTAGGCGGGCACGTCGCCGGGCGCGGCCACGCCCGCGATCTCGACCGAGAAGGCGATCTTGCTGTACTGCGTGACCAGCACGGAGCCGCGCGAGCCGAAGTACGGACGCACGTTGTCGCGCTGGACGACGTCGCCCTCGATGGGGGTCAGCGTGACTTCGCTGACCAGGATCGCATTGGCTGCACCGGTGGGTACGGCATCGGTACCGCGTACCGTTTCGGCCTTGGCCAGGATGGCCATCTTGCGCATGAGTTTTGCCATGTCGGCGTTCTCCGTTGGTGGTGGTTGATTGAGGTTGTCGAAAGGAAGATCTGCCGGCGAGCCGTCAGAGGTAGCGCCAGGTCCGCAACTGCAGCGCGACGCCGTGGCAGCGCACACCGCAGAAGGTGACAAGGCCTGTGCCGTCGACCTGCACGCCGTCGGTGCGCTTGTCGTCGGTGAGCGGACCGGTGGCGCACGCGCCGCCGAAGGTAGGGTCGCTGCGCACGGCGTCGCGGATGTCTTCGACGAGCGCATCGAACACCAGCTCCGAAGCGGCGGTGTCGTCGAACGCGAGGTACCCGTGCAGGGCCCAGGTATCGACGCTCATCGTGCGGCCGCTGTTGACGCTGCGCTCTTCGGTGGCGGTGCGTCGCAGCCACCATCCGCGCAGCTGCTGGCCGCCGGCTGGCAACTCGTAAAGGAAGAGCGCGCGCAGCGCGGCTTCGTCGGCCAGGAAGCGCTCGCGGTCGTGAACACGGCCGATCTGCGGCACGGTGTTCAGCGTCTGCACGATGGCGCTGCGAAGAGTGTCGAGACGGCTCATGCCAAGGCTCCGTTCGTTGCGTGAGAGGTCGAGCGTTTGCTGTTGAGGAAGTACATCGATCGCTTCGTTGGTTGGTGTATGAACTGTCGCGGCGAAGGCGCGAATGGCTGAGGCCGACATCTGCCGGCCCTGCGCGTCAGTTGACGCCGGGCCCGTTGCGAAACCACTGCTTGACAGCTTCGGCAAGCAGCGCCGTGCCGATGGCCATTGCGCCGCCCGATGCAGCGCCGAACACCGCTGCGCGCTGCTCGACCGTGCGAAGCCGGCCGTCGAGCGCATCGAAGCGCGTGTCGAAACCGTCCATGCGGCGGTTCTGCCGATCCTGTCCGTCCTTCAGGGCCTGCACCAGGCCGTGGATCTGGCCGAGCAGCAACAGCTCTTGCGTGCGTGCGTGGGGTTCACTCATTGGCGGGTCTTTCTGTGAGGAATTCGATCAGCGCGCGATGCCGGAGCCGGTCTGCGGCGCATGACTTCGCGTTGATGTCGTGGTTGGTCCAGGCGTCCTCGACGGCGAGGCCGGCATCAGCAGCACAGGCTTCGCCGGAGGTATCAGCAAGTCCGCAGGCGCCCGCGGGTACGTCGGTGCCCGCAAGGGCGCTGTTCCACATCCAGACAGCAGCAAGGCTGAGGCGATGAGGATTGATGCCACCGTCAGGCGGTTCGCCGCCTGACGGTGCAACTTCTGCGGACCGGGCAGGCCGCTCGGCGCGGCGATCGGGAACAGCTGGAGGAAGAACGAGCGCGATGCGCCTGCGTAGTTCATGGGTCGGGCCTTCGAGGGAGAGATAACTGGCCTGCAAGGCGCTGGCACCGAGCTGGTATTGCGCCGACGCTGCGCGCCCGCGTTCGTACTCGGCCTGCAGGTCGTTGGCGAGCTGCGCCGCGCGTTGTGCTTCTTTCTGCTGCCAGGCGGCACGCTCCTGCATGCGGCCGGCGCTGTGGATCGAGAGCCCTGCGGCAGCGAGCAACAGTGCGATCACAACGCCGGCTATCAGCGCGGCCCAGGCCTTGCCGGTGAAGGTCATGGCGCGTTCCCCGTGCATTGCGCATGCAGCTTGAGGCGGTCTTTCCAGATACCCGCGCACGTCTTGTTGCCGGGTGCGGAGCAGTCGGTTTTGCCCACGTACTTCCAGCCAAGGATGGCGTCGCACGCACCTGCGTAGTCACCCGCGTTGAGGCGCTGCACGAGCACCGAGGTGCGGCCCTTCTGCCCGCCGGTGCAGAAATTGAACGCACCGATGTTGTAGGCCAGGCTCACGTACGCGTCGTACTCGTGCTGGTGCAGCGGCACCTTCACGCATTGCTTGAGTGCGCTCTCGTAGGTCTGCACGTCGCGCAGTGCGCGCTGCAGCGCGGGCACGGGCGTGGTGGTGTCGCCCATGCGCACGCCGCCGGTCGTGCCGAAGCCGATGGTCGGCACCGCTGTGCCGCGCACGGGGTCGGGGTACGCCTTGTCGCTGTAGCCCTCGCGCGCGACGATGCCGATCAGCCCCGCCGCGCTGAGCGCGAGCACGGCCAGCAGTTGCCGTGGCGCCTCGCCCCGCTCATGCGTGCGCCGCCGCTTGAACCGCTTGAAGAAGAATGTTCGAGAGATGTCGTTGCCCATGTCCCGAATGGTCGGGCGAAGGGGTCAAACGACTGAGGCCGACATGAGCCGGCCCCGTGTTCAGGAAGCGCTGCGTCCTGTGCTTCGGTGCGTCTCGCGGCTTGTCAGATTTCGCCGCCGTGCCAGACGACGCGGCCGCTGATGTGAAGCTCCGCGGCCTGCTCGGCGCTCAGCACCTGCGGCTTGTACGCGGGGTTGTAACTGATGATCTGCAGCCCGCCGGTCGAGAAGTCGCGCTGCAGCACCTTCACGTAGTCGTGGCCATCGAGCTGGATGACATACACGCCGTCCTGGTCGAGCGACTTGGCGGCGATGTCGACCAGCAGGATGTCGCCGTTGTTGATCTTGTCGGCCATCGAGTCGCCGCGTGCATGAACGATGCGGGCATGCGCCGGCTTCACGCCCTTGCGCGCCATCCATGAACGGCTGAACGCGAAGCGGCCCATGTGCTCCTGCGAGCTGTTGACGGCGCCGTTGCCGGCGCTCACGCGCACGTCGAGCAGTTCGACCAGCACGAAGACCTCGTCGTCCAGGCCGCTCGACAGCTGGCTCGGCGGGTTGGCGGGTTGAAACGGGTTGAGCTCCGAGGGGTCGACCCCCAGCGCCAGAGCCATCACGTACAGCTGCTCGAGGCTGGCGTCGCTCACGCCTCGCTCGATGCGGCCCACCGTATTGAAGTGAAGCCCGCTGCGCTGCGCGAGGTCGTCGATGGTGAGCCCCTTCTGCTTGCGCAGATCACGAAGCCGGGCCCCCTGCGCGAGCGCTAGCTCGCCGACGCGAGTCTTCACCAAGGTGTCGTCGGGTGGAGTGTTGATTTGCGACGTCACGATAACTTTGATTTGTGCGAACGCGCACATCCTAGACACAGGAAGGCATTTTTACAACCCAAATCATGTCTGAATCCAGGTAAATGTTGGTTTTCATGTTTTTCTTGATTGCAAAAACCCGCATCGTGTGCATAATAAGTCACATCAACACAAAACAAGATATTTCAATGGATTGTCACCCTGTTCAGGTTAAAGCAGTGCTGAAAATGGGCAAGGCCAACCTGCCCAAGGTGGCAAAAGAACACAAATATGCGCATATCAAGGCAGTTTTGCACCACCTTTGGGTTGCGGCGCAACGCATCGTGACTCGCGCGTTGGGATCGCCAGGCGATCTGGCAGGGGCGTTCCGGACGGGACAGAGACAGACGTTTGAAGAGTGCCCGATGAAGGTTGCAGCCATCACCGGGCGTGCCAGTGAACTGAGCAGTGCCACAAGCGAGGAGGAATGTACTGTGAGAAAAGGCTTTGTCAAAACCGAAGGCCACGGACGCCTGGCAGGAGGCGCCTGATGGAAAACACGACATCCGAATGGTTCGTCGCCAAGGCGCTGATGGCGCTCTCGCAGCGCCGCTCCGAAGCGGCGCAAGACGAGACGGCCGCCCCAGCGATCGCAGCCGACGCGGTGGTCCACGATGCAGACCCGTTCGCCACCCGGCTGTGGAACCTGCTGCGCATTCGCCGCGCTTTGACGGCCGACGAGGCGGCCGCACTGCTGGCCGATGCCGACGATGACATCGCCCTGGGTCGCCGCCAGGCCGGCGCGCTCATGCTGTCCTGGTCGCGGCAATGCCCGCAAGCCGTGCGCATCGATGCGCGGCGCGTAGACGGGCTGAAGCGCTATGCCCTGTTGCGCGACATTGGTGCCACGCCGCCGGCGCCGCGCGGAGAAGCGCGATGACCGGCGCGCCACCTACCTGCATGAGCGAGGTTCGGCGCGCCGTCGCAGCACACCTCGAAACGCACGAAGCAGCGTCGGCGAAGGAACTCGACCGCATGCTGGTCGAGCGCGTCGCCGGCTACCAGCGTGAGCCTGGTGCCACGACGCTTCGGGAACAGCTGGCGAGGCTGGCCGACAGCGGCCACGTGCACAGCGTGACGATCGGCGGCCAGCCACGCTGGAAGCAGGGCCCCGCCCCGCTGACCGAACGCATCGCTGCGGCGCGCCGGGTGCTGCGGCTGGACACCAGCGTTTACGAGCCCGAGGCCGCCGAGGTCATCCGGCCCGGCGCAATGGACTTCGCCCGCATCCCGAGCCTGCTGCTCGGCCAGCGCAGCAGCTACTGGGGGACCTCGCGATGAACGGTGGCACGTATTCCAACAACGCCAGCAACAACATCAACTCCAGAGAGGATCGCCGCATGAGCCCGCCGGAATTCATCGACAGAACCCCGTTCCCGCTGAACAGGTTCGCGCCGCCACCACCGCCGCGAGGCACGGGCTTGCGGCAGGCCGCCACTGCGCTGGCCAACGAACTGCTGCCGCCGCGGCTGCGGGAGTTCGTGCGGTTGATCGGGCTGCCTGCCACCCTGCGCCTGATCGAGCGTTACGGCGGTCTGCGGATCTACATTCCGGCCCATCCGGCGCCGGACCATCCGCTCGCGGACTTGATCGGCTTCGACAAGCTGCGTGCGCTGAGCGCGGAATACGCAATCGACGGCACCGGCTTGCGCTTTGTGCTGCCGAAGGCGCAACGCGCCTTCGACGCCATCCGCAACGAGCGGATCCGCACGGATTTCAGCACCGGCAAGTCGGTGCGCGCGCTCGCAGCGGAACACAGCCTGGTTGAACGGCAGGTCGCCCGCATCGTCGCGGACATCGCGTTCTAAAAGAAGGGGCCGCTGGGCCCTGCGGGCCCGCCTTCTTCCTACTTCGCCTGCAGCAGCGCCCCGACTTCCAGCAGCACCAGCTCGTTGTCATCCGCCTTGTTCGGCTCGCGGCTGCTCGAGAAGGGCAGGTTGTTGTCGTTGCCGACCACGATGTGCGTGGCATCGA